TTTTAATTCCTTCGCCGAAATATTTTAAAATATTTCCGGAACCAGACCCCCTAACCAAACCCGGCCCGGTTCCAATAACAGTTCCTGACTCGGGGACTTTGCCACCGCCTTTACCAGCCGTCATCAGAGGTTTTGGGGTTAAGTCTTCTTGCAGGGTTCTCGCCACATTTTCCCCTGCATCTGTGGCCCGTGATCTCAATGTCCCTTCAATGTCTCCACGACCTTTACCAGCCCTATTATACAAAGCCCTTATATTTATTGCGGCAGAGTCGCTGATCGTCCCCGGAATCCCACCCATCTCAGGAAGGGTCTCTCCAGCGGCTATCCGAGAGATTATGTCGCTAGGATCTAAACCTGTCTCTCCAGCAACTCTTTGTATCTCAGCATTTTCGGCTTTTGGTAATGACCCTAGTGCTTTCCTTGCTAAATCTCGATTTACGAAAGCGCCCACAACCTTGCTAGTGCCCTTAATAGCACCCTTCAGGGCTGGGGAGGCAATAGCGCCAAGTCCGGTTGATAACCCGGTGTCTATGGTAGCGGCACGCTCTCCAAAAGAACCTTCGCCAGCGCCGGTGCCAGCAACGAAACCTTCGGCAGCGCCAATTCCCACCTCTTTCCCGACTTTTATCGCACCCTGACGCAATCCAGTGCTGGCAATTAGTCTGCCAAAATTCGCGGCAATAGCTGGAAGTCCTATGCCTCCAGAGAAAATCGCCATAGCAATAGAGGGAACAACTGCACCGCCAATTTCAAGCGCGAGGGATTCGCCGGGGGAATCTTCGCGAGCCTTAGCGATAATATCCCTCTCTTCTTTAACAGCATCCTCATAAGTTAAATTCCCCCCTGCTGCACGCGACAGGATTGAACGTATCTGGGCATAGCCCTCATCACCATAATTTAATGTTAATCCTTGAAGAGCAAGCCTAGCTCGCGTGCTCCAATCCATACCCTCATCAGGAACCCCCTCTGTGGTCGTGGTCGGAGTGGTTGTTTCGCTCACTGCTTGCTGAAATATTGACATACTAGAGCCTATTTTTTAGTCGATGGGTAAAATGCGCTGTCTTTAAAGATCGCTGATATTTCAGCTATTGGGTACGTGCGGTTTATTTTATCTTTAATTTTTTGACGAATTTCAGCATAAGGGTCTGTCTGTCCCAGCTTTGGGTCCATCAAAGTTCCATCCGCTTGCCGGGGTAATTTTTTATCAAGCCCCTTTTCCGCAATTAATAATTCTCTTTTCTCTAAGTCATCTGCTTTTTTCATTATATATTGATAAGGGTTTGTAAGATCAGCCCCCTTTCTGCTTTTAAAAGCCTTGTTCATCTTGGCAAGATCATAAGCACTTTTAAGTGGGCCATTAGCCTCCTGCCAACTCATGGTAAAAGAAGAGTATGGTTTAATTTTTTCCAGTTGCTGCTGTGCTAAAAGAATCAATATCTGGTTTGATTCTTTTGTCATACCAAGGGATGGGTTTATAGTTTCCAAGAAACTAAGCTCTTTCTCAGACAAGGCACCCTTCAATTTAGCAACAGATTCTAAAACTAATTTTGCAGCACTTGACCGGAATATCTCAGCATTAATAACGCCATCAACCATTGATTCGCTTGTTATATTTTTTACTCTATTATTAATATCGGCAGTAGAAATGCCAACTCCCCTCATCCACTGCCGGATTGGAAGCATAAATTCTTGAATTTTCCCTGTCTCAAATGTTTCCTGTGCAAGTATTGACCCCATAGTTTGCAAGGTGGAAATTTGGGTGGATGCACTCTCTGAAGCTGAAATACTCTCTTCGTGACGTTTAGCAGCACCAGTCCCTAGCCCTTTTACAAATGAAGATTCAAAGGGGGTTTTAATATTTACGCCACCACCTTTCATGGGTGCGTTGAATGTTCCAATCGTTTCTCCATCAGCAGAATAGGTGGTATATTTATACAATGGCTTCCCGGTTGTTTGATCTAAAACAGGAGAGCCATCTTCATTGGTAACAGGGCCACCCATAACAGATTTGGGAACTCCTCCTTTGGGTTTCATTGCTGTGGCCAGAGCGATAGCTGTTGGGAGGAGTTTATCCTTCCTAGCCTTCCCTGCTTCCCTTCGTTTCCTTAGATATGCTAGAGATTCCTTTGCAGCTGATCCTGCTGCCCCCAAAGCAGTTACCCCCGGCTTCATATTTGCAGCCATTGTGCTAAAAAAATTAAGAGCCACCTCCCACTTATTTACAGGTTCCGGCTTTGGTGCAAAGGCCTGTGCCAATTTAAAGGCTGACGCAATGTTTGATTGCCCACCAAGAGCTTTAGCCTGGGCTCCTGTCAATTCCCCTAAAGCTCCAATCCCTGGGGAGGCAATGTTACTAGTTGGAGTTCGCGACACGCCATTACCCAGAGTTGCCGCTGGAACAGCGGGACTGGGTGCTGGAACAGCGGGACTGGGTGGGTCTGAAAAGGGATCTGGAGCGTCGCCCCTTGGTGGGAAATAAGGCAAAACCTCTGCCTCTATTTTCTTACCGTTAGGAGTAAAAGGCAGATTTTGCCCTAAGCCGTCGCCCATTTTATTGAAATCAGTGCCACCCCCTTCGCGTAATAACCTAAGAAGCTCCTCGTTATCAGCCTGAGCTTCCATTTCTAATTGGTATTGGGTTGATGGAGCTGGGAGAGCCATGCTGGTAATTTTTGCCATATTTGTGCCCTCAAGGGTTATTCGCTAATTTATAGGCAGAGTAGAGACTGCCGAGGCCAGCAATCGTCTGGCCGTATATGCTGGGGGACTGGACATTTTCAATCCCAGTCTTTGTGGTAGTTGTCCGGGTATCAAATGGGACGCCTTTAAGGGCACCAATCCCGAAGTTGACCATCGCATACGGGTTCTCCCGCTGCTCTAAAAAATCTTTGTACGCCAAATCAAGTGACCGCTGGTCCATGCCTCGCTGTGCCTCACCGACAGCCAGAAGTCCCGAGGCTTCCTGCTCCTGCAAGCCTTGAAGCATAGGGGCGTACCCGGAAAGCTCTCGCGAGGCTGCGAGCCTAGACGATTCGTTCAGGTCATAGCGGTCCCGGAGCGTCTGATCAGCGGCAAACCTTGCCTCCCGGTCAGAAGCGTCAACCCCAAGGCGTGCGGCCCGGTCGGCATCAAACCTGTCAAGCGAAGCTCTCTCAGCTCCAAAGCGAGCAGCCCTATCTGACTCCCTCGCAGAAAGTCTTGCGCCACGGTCACGCTCATATTGACCGGAAGCAAATTGCAGCCCCTCTGCAGCGGCTCCCTTCCGCAGATCCGCGGCCCTCGCACTACCTTCGTAGGCACCGACTATGTCTGTAATTGCAGCCCGAGATCCACCAAATGCACCAGTTTTGGACGCCGAGGCAGCGTTCTGCAATCGCTCCCGTGACGTTTGTCTTTCAAGTTCCCGGATAGCAGGGTCAACTGCTTGCTGGTAAATATCGAGGTATTCTTTAGCCGAATCATCTAGGCTAAATCTCCCTGCATCGGTTGCCCCGCCTATGAGATCATCTGTGGACATTCCTTGAAAATTACCCGGATCACTACTCTTGCCTATGAGGTCTTGCCTGCTGGCCCCCGAGTATCCTTGGCCAAGTCCTTGAGCCGAGGTGTAAGCATCATCGAAAAAGTTTCTGTATTGGCCGGATTTACCGGGGTCTGACAGGATAGACTGTCCACGGCGCTCGGCATCCGTAAATTTGCTGCCACCGAATGTGGCAATCCGGGGCGCTTGGTATGGGATGTAATCCGCTTCGGCTAGGGACGATGCGTTCTCAAAAAGACGCTTACCCGCCTCGCTAACCCACGCGGGGTTCTCGGTCCCAGACACAACCGTGGAACTGGTTGGCAACGCCTCGGTATTCGTTGTGCATAACCCGCCCATTTAAGCCTCCATAAAAACAGAACCAACTTTTTCAAAGCCAATTCGTTTAAAAAATTTGTCTTTCCTGTCGCAATCACCCGAGAAAATATGGCCCAGCCTTATTTTGTCATCGGGGTGAGTTTCTTTAATTTGACCAATAAAATGCTTCACAAGGGACATCGCAGTTTTCGATTTCCTAAAGTCTTTGGCAACGTAAAACCAAAGGTCCGCAAAATATTTCTCATTCGACCACCAGTCTGAACCTTGTTTGCCGCCAATAGAGCCAGTTATACGATTGTCCTCTAGAGAAACCAGAACAATGCCATTGTGAATGACATCATTTATAGCCGCAATCATCTTCTCGCTATTTATCGGAGCCATGTCGGTACTGGCCTCTTTGTGCATCATTATGAGCATTGCTGCAATTTGAGAAATGTCGAATGGCGTTGCCCATCTTATTTCCATCACATGGCGCTTAATGCGCCCACCGGCTCTTCTGCCGGGATCTCAATTTCTCCGCTCACAGCATCGACGAGATCCCTAAGCTCGGGGAGCAGCCGGACGAGCACTGCTGCAACCTCGGGGGTCACGGCGGCATCAAGCATCTGTAATTCCTGTGGGGCCATGTTTGAAAGGCGCGCCACCAATACAGCCTGTATGTCATCGTCCGGCTGCATCAAAGCCTTGACAGCTTCGGGGGGCATATTAGCAAGCGGGTTGGTGGCTGGCGCTTCCATCTCTCGGGGTTGCATAGCCATCTCTCGGGGTTGCATAGCCATCTAAATCTCCTTGGGATTGTAAAGGATCGACCAATCGGTCTTTTTGCAGAATGCGCCAATCAGCCAGCACGCTGGCTCACCAATGTGGCGATAAACTTTGCCCAGATAATCCGGGGTGTCTCTTTCTCCGTAAATATAAGCGATTTCGTTGGCTCGGTGGCTGGCAATGTGTTTCCACAATTTTACGCCTTTTCCTTTTCTGAGGCGCTTAACGACGTGGACTGCCCAGACATGATAGCCATTAACGTGCTGCGGGGTAAGGCGCTCGCGTGTGAATTTATAATCAAGGACGACGCTGCGGCGGTCCATCACCCCCTGCCGGACAAGCTCATTGCAAATGACCCTCCCGCCAATTGCGCTGAACAGAGCGCCGCCAATAAATGCACCAATAGGACCACCAATTGCGCCCCCAATGACTTTCCCTGCTAAACCCAATGCTGCGCCCTTGACAGCTTCCATAGGGGATTTGCCACCTAGCAAACCGACGACGACACCAAGTCCTGAGCCCATAATAGAGGAACCTATTGATGAGGGTGTCCCTCCAAAAAAGCCTGACAGTCCCCCTGCAGCTTCAGTCCCGGTCGATAAAATATCTCCTGCAGTTTCACCCCCGGTCGATATGAGATCCCCTAAAATAGGTTTAAGGGTTGGGGT